CCCGCGGCGATAAGGCGGTGCGGGCGCAGTCCATCCGCGGCCGCATGGCGCTGCAGGGGCTGCACGTCCCGACCGCGGCGCCCTGGTATGCGGCATTCCGCTCCGAGCTCCTGAGCTTCCCGGCCGGGAAGCACGACGACCAGGTGGACGCGCTGGGGCTGCTGGGGCAGCTCCTCGACCAGGTGTCGAGCGGGCGCAAGCCCAAGGCGCCGATCCTCGAGGAAGAGACCGGCTACAAGCCGTTCGAGAACGAGCCCGTCACCGATAGCTTCCTGGCAATGTAGAGGTGGGTAATGGCATTCGGCGGCCTCCCGGCACGATCGCAGAGCAATCCGGGCGATCAGCTCCCGAGGCGCAATATTCTCTCGGGCGTCGGCGTGCTTGGTGGCCGGCAATTCGGCGGCGATACCATGGGGCGCCGGGCGGCGCAGAATAATCCCGGCTTCAAGTCGCAGACCGGGACGGTCGGCAACTGGGGCACCGAGGCACCCGACGAATACGACTTCTCGGGCGACGAGGACGGCTATTTTCCGGTCACGCGACTGCGGCAACAATACACCGACTATCTGGCAACGAAGGTGCTGGAATATGAGGAGCAGAAAGTCTCGCGCCACTATTACCACGGCGCGCACTGGACGGCCGAGGAAATCCGCATCCTCCGGCAGCGCAAGCAGCCGATCATCACGTTCAACCGGATCAACCGAAAGGTTGACGGCATCACAGCGCTTGTGCAGCGACTTCGCCAAGACCCGAAGGCTTTTCCCCGATCGCCTAAGAATGCCGGCGGCGCCGAGCTCGCCACGCAATGCATCCGCGCCGCGCTCGACGGGATGGATTTCAAATATCTCGACTTCGAATGCACCAAGCAGGCCGCCATCGACGGCATCGGCGGGATCGAGCTCAAGCTGATCGAAGGCGACCATGGCGACCCGGATATTGGCGGTGATTTTATTTTCGGCGATGATTTTTTCTACGATCCTCGTTCTTACAAGCCTGATTTTAGTGACGCCCGCTATATGGGCATTGCTAAATGGTTGGACGTGGAGGCGGCAATCGAGCTTTTCCCCGACAAGGAGGAAGAGCTTAGAACCCTCATGGTCGACACGGGCTTCGATCTCACGACGCATTCGGATCGCGAGTTCAAGTGGGTCTATGTCAACGAGCAAAGACTTCGACTGATCGAGCACTGGTACAAGCACAAAGGCAAATGGTACTGGGCATTCTATTGCAGCTTCATTTTGCTGGATCAGGGCGTGTCGCCGTTCCTCGACGAGCGCAACAGGCCGATGAACCGGTATGTCATGTTCTCTGCCGCGGTCGACCACGATGGAGACAGATATGGTTTCGTCCGCAACCTCAAAGGCCCGCAAGACGAAGTCAACCAGCGACGGTCCAAGGCGCTCTTTATCTCGAACGTTACGCGCACTTTCGCGCAGAAAGGCTCGGTTGACGATGTGGAAACAGCTCGCCGCGAAAGCTCGCGCCCCGACGGATGGGTAGAATACAACAAGGGCTTCGAGAAGCCGATGCCGGACGATCGGCAGGCCGACCTGGCGGCCCAACTGCAACTCATGCAGACAGCGACGAGCGAAATCGATGGGTTTGCCAACATACGACCCGACGCCATCGGAGCGGATGACAGCACGTTTCATTCAGGGGTGGCGATTAATTACCTTCAGAAGGCCGGCATCGCTGAACTCGGTTCGTTTATATTGGCGTATCGCGCGTGGAAACTGCGTGTTTATCGTACCGTGTGGAATATCGTCAAACGCACCTGGAACCAGGAGCGGTTCATCCGGGTCGGCACCGACGACACCCAGAAGTTGATTCAGATCAACGGCTTCGGCAAAGACCAATTCGGCCGTCCCGGCTTCATCAATGCGATCGGCGACATCGAGGTCGAGATCGTGCTGGACGAGGGGCCGGACAACGCCAACCTGATGCAGGACGCCTACGAGGTGCTGGCGCAACAGCCTCCGGGGACCATTCCGCCGCAAATCCTGATCCAGATGATGCCGATCGCGGACAGCATCAAGAAGCAGCTCGTGCAGATGATGAGCCAGCAAGACCCGATGGCGCAGCAGGCCAAGCAGTTGACCAACCAGCGGCTCGGCGCCGAGGTGGACGAGAAGAAGGCCGGCACCATTCACCGCTATGCGCAGGCCGCCAAGGCGGCGTCCGAGGCGCACACCAACGTCACCCAGCTCGTTCACCAGGCCATGGGCATCACGCAGGCGGGCGTGCTGGACGCCAACACGCCGGATCAGCCGACGCCGCCCGGCCAGCAGGCCCCGCAAGGCCCCCAGGCGCCCGCCGGGCCGCCGCCCATGCCGCGGCGCGCCGCCACCGTCCCCATGACGACCGGCGCAGCCAAGCGACCACCGCCCATCCCTGGGGCTCGCCAGGCCCCGGACGGCCGGCACTACATCCCGGACCCGCGCCGGCCCGGCAAATACCTGATGGTCGCCAATGCCGCCTGATCTCATCCCGGTCGACCACGATCCGTTCAACGAGCTGCCGATGTCGGTGGAGCCTGTGGAGCACGACCCGTTCGAGAGCGCACACGGCACCGGGCCGCAGGGCAACGTGGCGGGCAGCCTGGCGGCCATAGGCGGTGACCTCGGCCAGAGTGCCGCGGACTGGTATCAGCGACAGCCGAGCTGGCTAGAGCAAATGGGGGCCATGCAGCAGCGGGCAGACCAATATCCGCTTGGCGTGCTTGATCCGGCCATGCGGTCGCAAGCCGGAGGGCTATTGGGCGGGTTTACCGGATCGACAACGCCCAAGGCCGGCATTCGCGCCTATCACGGCTCGCCGCACGACTTCGAGGCGTTCGACATGTCGAAGATCGGCACCGGCGAGGGCGCGCAGGCTTATGGGCATGGGCTGTATTTTGCGGAGAATCCGCAGGTAGCGGAGCAATATAAAAACAATCTCAGTAATTCCGCAGTTGAAATAGCTGGCAAGAAAACTGTACCCCAACCTGGGTCGCCAGAAGATATCGCGTTGGCGCATTTAGAGGATGCATTTTACACACAGTCTTCGGCGCCCTACGCCAAGGCATATCAAGATTTGAACCGAAAATTAGGTCTGGGCGGCGAGCCGGCATGGCCGATGACTGATAAGAACCGGAGCGATCTGGAGGCCGCTGCGAAAGTTCTGGGGGATTGGCAGGAAAAGGGAGCAAAACCCGTTTCGGCTGGCAAGATGTACGAAGTCAACATCAACGCCGACCCCGAGCACTTCCTGGATTGGGATAAGCCGTTGTACCAGCAAGGTCCGCGTGCCGCCGCTGCCTTCAAGAACATCACCGGGATGGAATTGGGGCCGCCAACCGTTGCAACGGGCGCTCCTGATGCAGGCCAGTTCATCAGAAGCATGGAGCGGATGAAGGGGGCCGAGAATGTCAGTGCAGCACTGAACGAGGCCGGCATCCCCGGCATCAAGTACCTCGACCAGGGCTCGCGCAATGCGGCCGGCCAGACCCACAACTATGTCGTCTTCAACGACCGGCTCATCGACATCGTCCGCAAGTACGGCATTGCCGGATTGATTGCCGGCGGCGTCCATCACTTCTCGACCACGCCGGTCGACCACGACCCCTACGCACAATAGAGGTTCCCCATGCTCAGACTACTTCTCGCCGCGCTGGCAACAGCGTGGGGCTTCAGCGCGTTTGCGCAGTCGGCGCCGGTCACGTACGACAGTCTCGCCTCCACCAATTCGACCCTGGTCGTTTCCGGCGCCGTGCAGGTTCGCGTGCTCGGCCTGTTCAATACGACGGCCGCAATCTATTGGCTGAAGCTTTACGATCTTGCCGTGGCGCCGACCTGCGGCACCTCGGTCGTGAAGTGGAAGGTGCCGATCCCGTTCGGGACCGCGAATGCCGGCGGCGGCGCCGTCATGCCGATTTCCGATGGACTGGTATTCGCCAACGGGTTGGGCTTCTGCCTCACCGGACTGCAGGCCAACAGCGACACCACGGTGGCGGCGACCGGCCTGGCGATCAATTTCGGCATCAAGCAGTGATGGTGCTTCAGGATGAGGGCTCACCATGAGGGGGCTCATAACGGCGCTTCTCATCTGCCTAGCCTCGTCGGCGCCGGCGCAACTGCTAACCACAGGATACGGCTCCGGCAACTTTGCCAGCGGCCTGTTCATCGCGCTGTCCAATACCTCGATTCTGGAAATGTCCTCGAACGGCACCACGCTCGGCACCGCAAGCATCGCGGGCGGCAGCACCACGGGCGTTCCGGTCTGGGCCTTGACCGACCCTTTGGGGGTTTTCCAGATCAACTCGTCGACCGGCGTGGTGACCGTGCTCAGTAACGTGAACCTGGTGTTTGCGACCCACCCGATCATCCCGATCACCATCTCGGTGACCGGAACGGTGCCGACGGTTCCTTCGCGGATCGTCAACATCAACGTGTTGCCGATCGGCTGTACTGGCGCGCTCGATCTTTCCAAAGGTTGCCCACAGGCCATGCTTGGAGGTGTGCCATGAACAAATGGCATCTGCGTTTTCTTCGCCTGGCCTATTTTGGCCTTGCCGCCATCCTGCCGATCTACGCCCTGGCCGACTACAACGCCACGCAGGGTGCCGGCACGATCTTCCGCGCTTTCGATTCCACCCATGGCGGCACCTCTCTTTGCGCCGCCGCCAACACCCAGTGTCAAGGTATTGTCAATACTAACTCTGCAGGTGCCGAAGTTGGTATCGCTGCTGCCCCTCTTCGAATCGACCCCACTGGCACCACCATCCAGCCCGTCTCCGGCACCGTCGCCGCCACCCAATCCGGCGCTTGGACCGTCAACCCGACGACCGCGGCGAACTGGGGCATCGGCACCAGCACCTACAACAGCGCGCTTGTGGCCAACGGACAGTTGATGCTCGGACAGTTCCTGACCTCGCCCGGCACCCTGACCACCACCAACATGGCCC